CCGAGTCTGGTTTATGGCGCCGGTTTGCTAAACCGGAGTGGCCCGTAAGGGCCACCGCAGGTTCGAATCCTGCACTCTCCGCCAAGTTTGGAAGGTGCCGCTAAATGGATGGCGAGCGGTCCCGAAAACCGTGGATACCTGCAAAGGGTATGGGGTTCGATTCCTCCACCTTCCGCCAATACTTGACACACGTTTTACGATGAAGACATGAAATTCAAAGTCTTCGCCCTCTCGCTCATCGCCGCCATCTGCTTCACCGCTTCGGCTCAGTCGAGCGTGCAGCCCTTTCTCCAGCCCAATGTCAGTTACGCCCCCCAAGCATTCACTGCATCTGGGCAGACCGGGGCCGCGCAGGTTCTGGCTGGTAAGGCGTTCGGCACGATCGAAGCCTACAGTTCACTCCCGGTCACCCTCACCTCGGCGGCCACCGCAAGCGGAACCGCCTCGTATGTGATGACAATCACGAGCGTCGCGCAGACCACTACGACCGTCACGATTACCGCAGCGAATAAACTTGCAGGCTCCGAGACCGGAGTTGTCATCTCTGGGTTGACGGGAGCGCTGGCCGGCTACAACGGAACCGTGACGGTAACGGGGGCCAACGCCTCAACCTTCACTTACACAACCGGCAGCAACAGCCTTAGCCCGACGCCGGGCACCGGCACGGCCACACTGACCAGCGCCACAATCAGCGCTGTGGCGACCGCCGCGAGTGTCGTTACCGCGACCGCGACCAATCAATTTACTACTGGAGAAGTTGTCACTATCGCCGGCATGCCGACGGCCCAGGGTGTTTATAACGGGAGCTATGTCGTCGCGACCGCGAGCAGTCCTTCCTTCACTGCGCCCATCTTCACGGTCACCTTCGCGGCTTATGGCAGCAACGATGGCGGGAGCCATTGGTATCCCCTGAATCTTGCTACCTTGATTGCCCCAGGCACGAAGGCGCTTACGGAGAGCCCGGTCACGAATACGATCTATGCTGTCAATTTGTCCGGCCTAACCAATCTGGAATTCATTACCTCCGGACCTTTCGCGGGCGGCAATGGCACCGTCTTTCTCAAGCTCTCGGCAGGATCTTTCCCGGGCGTTCTCTAGGAGTTTCTTTGACGGACGTGGCAATGCGGTTCTACACGGTCGAGCAGCTCGGCCCCAATCGGGCCATCACGCCTGAGGGCTTTCTGCTTTGCACCGATGTATCCGTTGCCCGGACGGGCGAGCAAATTTACGGGGAAGGCGAGACGCCGATCAAGCCTGGTCCGGATGGCTTGGTTCACATCCTACGGGAAGAGAAAGAGGTTTTCCGGCCGGAGACGATTTCGAGCGCGAATGGAAAGTCGCTCGTCAACGATCATCCCGAGAACGATGTAGCTCCGCACAACTGGACTGAGCTCACCGTTGGAGTGGTGCTGAATCCTCACCGGGGAAGCGGAGACAGGGCGAACGAACTGCTCGCCGACATCCTGATCACCGACGCAAACGCGATCGAGCTTGTACAGGGTGGTAAGGTGGAATTGAGTTGTGGGTACGACGCGAACTATGAAGACGATCCCGATGTACCAGGCAAGGGCTGGCAAACGGACATCATCATCAATCACGTTGCCCTGGTAGACCAAGGCCGGTGCGGATCGAAATGCAAGATTCGCGACCGGGATTCAGTTTGTGGCTGTACCGGAGGAAAGACAATGGCGAAGAAGTCAACAGTGCAGCGATTCAAGGACGCCCTCCAGGGACGTTGGGGCAAGGTGCAGGACGCGATTCGTAAAGCGGCCGACGAAGCCGATCCCAACAAGAAGGAAGAGGAAATGGAGAAGGCCCTCGACTGCATGGCCGACGCCGCCAAGGAAGAGGCCGAAGAGGGGCGCACGAAGTGGGACGATGACGCACTCGACAATCGCTTTGACGAGATCGACGCGAATCACAAGGCCCACGACTCCCGGCTCAAGGCCCACGACTCCCGCCTGGACTCACTCGAAGAGGAAGAGGGCGAATCCGCCGAAGACGCGAAGAAGGTTGAAGACGCGCTCGAAGAGGAAGGCCCTGAGGAAGAGATTGCGGACAAGGCCGGCAAAGACCGGGTTCGCAAGGCGAAGGACTCGAAGTACCTCGACGGCAGCTTCAAGACCACGCTCTCACTCGCCGAGATCATGGCCCCTGGCCTGCACTTCCCCGTATACGACGCGAAGGCCGCTCCCAAGTCCACCTATGACGCGATGTGCGGTCTCCGCCGCAAGGCACTTGGCGTCGCCGCCGGAACCGCCGATGGAGCGGCCATCATTGCGGAGATCCGCGGAGGCCGCGTCACGACCGCCGATTCAGTTCGGACGATGGACTGCAAAGACGTTCGCTCGCTCTTCCTGGCAACCGGAACTGCAATGCGCGGCAAGCGCACCGGAACCTCCGACAGAATGAGCATGGCCACGACCGATAAGCCGGGCGATCCGACCAACCTCAGCGAGAACGAGATGAACCGCAAGTTCTGGGAAGCCCAGAAGTAGCGCAGTGAAGTTTGAGATTTACGGGCGCGAGCCCAGAACAAGGAGCTGCAAACATGAAGTCCATTTGGAACCTGCTCTTCGGCAAGGACGAACAGCCCCAGCGTCGGATGCTTGGCCGCTTCAAGGTTCGCGACGGCGGCCCAGTGAATCCATTGGCATTCCTCGGCCGCATGCCCGCGGGACTGGAAGGCGACATTTCCAGTTTCCCCGGTTGCTGGGTTGAGCCTTGCCAGGTCTCGCCCAACACGGCGGCTGCGCTGGTTCCCGGCATGGCCGTGGTGCTCGACGGCGCGGTTGGCGTCCGGTCCATCGTTCACACCGATCAGGCGGTGACGGCGATCTACGGCTTCGTGGTCCGCGTCTATCCGACCCAGCAGGTAACGGGCGGAATGCAGGCCGGGCTTGGCAACTCCGCCGTGCAGGGTCCGACCGTCGACATTCTCCGCCGCGGCGCGATGATGATCCAAGTCAACGGCACCATCACCGTCAAGGGCTCACAGGTTCACATCTGGGCCGACACCTCGGCCGGCGCGCATCGCCTGGGCTTCTGCGAGGCAGCGGCAACCTTCGGAAGCACGATCGATCTGCCACTCACGACCGGCGCACTGCAGGCCGCCACTGCGTACAACGGACCGGGCGACACGACCGGCGTAACCCAGGTGAACTTCAACCTGTAAGATTCGGCCCATAATCTGGCCCTTGGGCAAGGCCACAGTTTAGAAAGACGCCTTCGGGCGGGAGGAACGAACAAAATGCTGACCTTTGACGGAGCCCGCTTCTCAACACGCGACGTTCATCCTGGCGAAATGCTTGGCCGCTCGATTCCTTTCAAGCCGAGCAGCGTTGACACGCCAGCGGGTCGACGGACCTGGGATGGCAAGACCCGCGACGGCACTACCACGTACGACTCGACTGGCGCTTATCTGATTGGCGAACTTGAGCGCCTCGACATGACGCTGAACCTGCCCATGGTGGACATCACCTACGGCCGGGACATCGACATGCGCGAGGACGTGACGCTGGCCGATGAATTCAGCTCGTTCACGAACACGACCGTTGCTTCGAACGGCGCGCTCGGTTCGGGCAATGCGATTGGCAACGGCAAGGCGTGGATGAATCGCGAATCGACCCAGCTCGCCGGCGTCGGACTCGACACGTCCAAGACCGCGAACGCGCTCAACGTCTGGGCGATGGAAGTCAAGTATTCCATCCTCGAACTCTTGTCCTCGGCGCAACTTGGCCGTCCCGTCGACTCTCAAAAGGTCGACGCGATGGAACTCAAGCGCCAGATGGACATTGACGAGCAGGTGTACTTCGGCGATCTCACGCTCAACATCGGCGGGATGTACAACTCCGCGGCGATCACGAACGTGACCAATGTCCCGGTTGGGGCCGCGGGCTTTACGCAGTGGGTCTACAAGACTCCCGATGAAATCCTGGCCGACATCAACCAGGGCATCTACAGTGCCTGGTATGCCTCCGGCTTCTCTGTGAAGCCGAACCGCATCCTGCTTCCCCCGGCACAGTTCGCGCTGATCTCCTTCGCGAAGGTTGCGACGGCCTCTGGCCTCATCTCCATCAAGGCGTATGTCGAGAAGTACAACCTTCTGGGCGAAGGCAAGCTGACCATCGAATCCTGCAAGTGGGGCATCGGTGCCGGCTCGGGTGGAACCATCCTCGTTCCGGGCACCGTCGACCGCATGCTGACCTACACCAAGAACTACAAGTTCCTGCGGTTCCCCAAGACGACCCAAGCAAGAACACCCATACAATTTGAGGGATTGTGGCACAAGTGGTACTACTACCACAAGATGGGCGGAGTAGAGCTGCCATACGCAAACACAATTTCGCTGATGGACGGAATTTAAGGAATTTGTAGTAAGCTGTCAGTGTACTAACATCTCACTGCAGCACAGGAGCCTCATGAAACTCATCAACGATAACGATTCCGCCACAACGTCCGCAGCGTCACCCCCAACCCCCGCAACGGCTGCAGCGAACCTCGAAGCTCCACCGGTTGGCGCAGCCGCCCCGCCTCCAGTGAATATTCCCGCCAATGTTCCCGTTGGTGCCGCAGACCCTCCGGTTGCCGCTGGTGTCCCGGGTCCCGGAGCTGCAGGCCGGCAGGTTCACACCGTCGCCGCACCGGTGATTCTGGCGGGCTCGCAGGTTCTGTTCAAGGACGCGAACGGCAATCCGGTTCCCACAGTTACCATGACCTTCCCCCATGCGGTCCGCCTTACGGTGACCCACGCGAAGATCATCGACTTCAAGGCCGGCATTCAGGAAGTGCCCATCGACGACGGTGCGGGCAATCCGATCGCCGATCATCCCTACCTGGTCAACAATGGCGTCACGCGCTACGCGCCCCAGCAAGCGGTTCCGAATCCCATCACCGCGCGCGCAACCCAGCCCGGCAACGCCGCGGCAGGCGCGCTCGGTGCAACCCCGACCTCGACCTAACCCAGCAGACGGAGGGCTCGGCAGTAAAGGCTCATGCTTCGGCGTGGGCCTTGCTGTTTTGGGGGAGTGATAAAACAGAACTATGAATCCAGCCACGCCGATTACTTACGGAGCGTTCATCGCGGCCTTTCCGGAATTCGGAAACCCGGAGAGCTTCCCTGCCGGCGGTATCAACTTCTGGGCATCGATGGCGTCGCTGCTGATGAATACTCCGCGCTGGGGCAACATGCTCAATAATGCGATGATGCTCTTCGTTGCCCACAATGTGGCGCTTGAGGCTTGGGCCGCGGCGGGGGCGACGGCGGGCGGCATCCCGGGAATCAATCGCGGCGCAGTTTCGAGCGAAGCGGCCGGAGCGGTGAATGTCAGTTACGACACCGCGAACGCGCTGGTTCCCGATGCTGGCCACTGGAATCTCACCACCTATGGCACACGGCTGATGTGGCTGGTCAATATGTTCGGCGCCGGGCCGGTCCAGATGGGAGCTAACTCAGGCTCGTGCTGCAGTGGATTCTTCGCGCTACTCGATTCGCTGGCGTGGAACATGCAGGGATCGAATATGGGCGGCTGCACTTACATCAGCGTTGGACCGGGGTGGAGGCGCTGATGGACAGGCCAATCATTATTAATGTGAACGTCAATATAGCGGTACAGACGATCCCTCAACTGCTCGCGGTGCTGAAGGCTCTCGAAGACCGGTACGCGCTTACGGGCGATACTTCCGACATCGGATTTGCCTTGGAGGCCACATCTTCATCCCCATCAAATTGACGATGACGACTGACACGGTATCGGCGCTCATGGCTGCGCTGAAGGCGCTCGACGCTCGCGAGATTCTGGTAGGCGTGCCCGCCGACGATTCGCCGCGGCCTCCGATGGCCGGCAACGGATCGAACGCCCGAACCGACACAGACGGCATCAACAATGCGAGGCTGGCCTATATCCAAAACTTCGGGAGCCCGGCGAACAAAATCCCCGCACGCGAATTCATGGAGCCCGGGATCTTGAGCGCACAGGACCGCATCACGAAAGCCATGGCCGCAACCGGCAGAGCAGCGCTGGATGGAGACCTCGCAGCGATCGACAAAGGATTCAACGCGGTTGGCCTGATCGCCCAGAGCGCCATTCGCAACAAGATCACCGATGGACCCTTCGAAGAGTTGAAGCCGGCCACGCTCGCCGCGCGACGTAGAAGTGGATTCAAGGGGACGAGGCCATTAATTGTGAGTGGACAGCTACGGTCCTCAATCACGTATCTCGTTCGGGAGCGATAGACCATGCCGATGCTTGACCCAGGTTTGATCGTGCTGTCGAGTCCACTTCTGGTCTCGCGCTACACGGTGCGCCGCAGGGCCGTCACGGTCAATGACTCAGGCCGAGGCAAGGTAACCACGGAGGACATCCCAAACATCGTGGCTGTGATCAATGCGCAGGGGGCAAATGGGCAACGTAGGAACGCGGACAGTGCTATTGGACTGACTACCTACTCAGTCATTGCCAAGTTCGCGCTCCGCAAGCAGGCCGAGGGCATCCTGCCGGACATTGTTCTGTATGCGGGGATGGAACTGCTAGTAATCGACGTGCAGGACTATACGCGGTACGGAACTGGATGGGTGGAAGCGACCTGCACAAGCCAGCGGATTGAAGACGCGCGAACCGGCGCGGGACCGAATAGTTAGCACTTTCCGAAATTCGGAAAATTGAGGCCGATGGTAGACTTGGCCTCATGAAACGCCTTTGCGGTCTTCTGTTCACGCTCGCCTTGGTCCTGGGAGCCTATGCCCAGACAAATCAAACATCATTTCCAGCGCAGAGCTTCACGGCCACTTCGCAGACCGGTGCCGTGATCAATCTGACCGGCGGATTCGCGCTCGGGACCATTGAGGTTTACGGCACCATCACGACGGTGAGTTGGGAGTTGCAAGGAACCAACGATGGCGGACTCCACTGGTTCCTGATGCAGACGAATCCAATCACGAATCCGGGTAGCCAAGCGACTTCGCAGACGGCGAGCGCGGCGACAATGTATGCGGCCAGCCTCTCGGGATTGACCAACATCAAGATCACGACGCTGGGCACGTTCACCGGCACAGGCGTTTATTTCAAAGTTACGGCAACGCCATTGGGCTACCTTGGAAGTTCTAGTAGTGGTGGCGGCATCCTCTCCATCACCAGCCCCAACGGGACGGTCAACGTAGGCGGCACCAGTGCGGATACGACGCTGGATGTGGCGGCAAGTTTGTCCACTGTCAACGTGAATGCTACGACTGCGCTGACCTCGAACCCG